CAAATGGCTGTTGTTATAAGACAATTAGGTACTGGTGGTCAAGGTGTTCCAGCCATATTAAATTTAGTAGGGCAGGTGCAGGCTGATACTAGACATGGTAGTATATTGTGGTCTCTAATGAATTTAGAGTTTGCTGTTAGACCAGTTCAACAGATTTTAAGTGCTTTTCAACAAATTAGAGGCATGAAGGGTGGTTTTGGAATGCCTGGAGTTGGTGGGGTTGGAGGAGGTGGTGCAGTAGGAGGCGCTACTCCTGGTGTTTATAGTTTTGGTGATCCTGAACATCAGAAATGGATTACTAGACAAACTGGAGAAGCTTTGAAACCTGGTGGCGCAACCAAGAGAGCTAGAGATCTTGGAGAAGCAGGTGAAAAGTTTTTAACACAGTACTATAAGTATGAGCGTGGTAGCATTGAAGAAATGCGTCATACATATGAAACCATTGCAAAGATAGAGAATATTAAGGTTGAACAATTTAAAACTGAAACTGAGTATTTAGCCTTTTTGAAACGGCGGTATGCTGAATCATATAGAGGTACAGTTTCAGCAACTACTGTAGCAGGAATAGCTACTAGAGGATTAAAATTTGGTGAGATTACTACTGGTAAGGGGGCTGCTCCTATTGGTGCTCAGGGAGTTAGAGGTACTCTTGTACACAAAGGTGTTGAGAAAAGTATGTTAGGGCTAGGAATATCAAAAACAACTGGAGCATTAAGTCCTGAGCTTGTAGAAACAATAGCTACTGGAAGATTTGCAACTGATCCACAATTTGCTAAGGATTTAGAGACTACTGGAAAGTTTGCTGGTAAGGAGTTTGAAAAATATGCCAAAGGTGCTTTTGGCGAAGGAGTAACAAAGCAACCTTGGTATCAGAAAGAATTGAATACTATAAGAGGAAGTATTAAAAAGTCAACTTTAGGTATTTTAAGAGAATTGTGGAAACAGGCTGCAACTGCACAAAAAGGAAATGTACGTAAAGGGTTGCAAGAAATGAGACTTTTTGTTGAAAAACCTTTCAAGCCTGTTCAAGTAATTAAAGCTGGTGCTGAACCTATAGCCAAAAGAATATTGCCTGAATTTAAAGGTGTCATGGATCCTTTTCTAAAAAATCTTCAAAAGGGTCTTGGTCCTAGTAAGTGGTTAGAGTTTGAAAAAGCTACACAAAAATTAGGAATGAGTGTCACTGGAATTGCTGATTATGTTGGTAAAATAGGAGCTAAAGGATTTGTTATAGACGTTAAAACAGCTAAACAGTCTTTACAAAATGCAAAATATTTTGTGAAACAAGTAAAAGAATTATATGCCAGGATGGGAAAAAGATTATTTCCAGAGCAAGGTACTCAATTCCAGGCTCTAATTGCTACTGCTGAAGGGGTTGTAAAAGATGTAGATCTTATACACAAAGAAGCTAAAACAGCAAAAAAAGCTGAAGGTATATCTGCAAGAGCTATTACTAAGGGTCCATATGCTGAGCGTGTAGGTGTGGAAAGAGCTCGCAGGGAAGAGTTGGAAAAGGAAAATAAAATTGTTGCTGAAAATAAAAGACTTGATGAAGAAGCAGTTAGAGTTAAAGAAAAGTCTTTAGCTATTGAAAGAGAAATTACAAATGCTAAGAAACAACAAAATGTTGAACAGACAAGATTAATTGGTGGTGGTGCGGGAAGAATACCTCCTAGCGGAGGAGGTGGTGTATTTGGCGGACGGTTTAGTCTTCGTGGTACAGAAGGTCTTGTTGATCCTATGACAAGATATGAGCGTGAAATGAATAGAGCTACACTTGAATCTGTAGCATTTGGTAAAAGTTTAGATGTTGCAGATATAAAAGCTAAACTTATAACTCGCAGTATAAGAGATATGGCTGGTAATATGGCACGTATAGTAGCTTTAGAGAAAGTTAGAAAAAAGGATCCAACTTTTCTTAGAGCTGAAGCATATGAAAGGCTTAATAATGAATTACGTGAATACGCTACATTACAAGAGAGGGTACTTGAATTTAGAAGGAAAAGTGGAGTTATACTTAGAGAAGCTGGAGTTACTGTAGGAGGAAAGAGAGAACTAGAAAAAAGAGCTGGTATAGATAAGAAATTAGCTACTGAATCAGAAGTTAGAGAAGCTAGAAGGGCTACTACAAGTTTAGCAAGTTTTGAGAAATTAGAAAAACAGTATGGCACAAGCATAAAATATACTAAGGAATTTAGAGGTGCTATAACTGAAGCAATGACTTCTGGTGGGAAAGGCATTAGTGGTTTGACAGAAAAACTTCATAATATGTTAAAGCCTTTAGGTCTGACAGGTATTAAGGTTAAAGATGCTGACCATGCTATGAAATTGCTAGCAAAAACTAGTAGAGAACTATACATGGAAGTTCAAAATGATAGAAATGCTTATAATGCGCTTAATAAAGAGCTCGATAAAAATAAGATTTTAATTGAAAGAGTTTTAGGTAAGTCAAAGATGAGCAAGCTAAGTACTGTTGAACTTGCTGTTGCTAATAAAATGTTACAACAATATCTAAGTAGAATAAGTAGAGAATTAGAATTAGTAGAAGGTAAACTTATAGAAGCAGAACAGGCAGCAAAAAGAGATACTGTGGCTATAAAAAGGTTAGGAGATCAACATAGACAATTACTTGCTAGATATAAAGAATTTGAGTCAAAGTCAAAAGATGTAAATAAAGCTTTTAGATTACAACGAGGTAGTGCTGAAGGATTACGTGGTAGTTTGCGTACTACTCTTATGGGCTTCAGAGACATGATAAAGTCTCAGATGATGTGGGTAGCTGGTTATGGTTTGATGTTTGGAACTTTAAGGAAGTTTAAAGAAGCATTAGGTAGTGTTATAGAGATGGAACATGAATTAGCTCGTGCTATGCGTACAGTGCGCTCTGAAATTCAAACTAATATACAAGTGTATGAGGGGTTTAGAAGAGTTTCAGTTGATACAATGCTGCGGCTTGGTGTAGGTATTGGTGAAGTTGCTGAAGTTTTATATCAATTAGGTAGTGCTGGCCTGACTGCTGAAGAATCAATGGCTGCATTAAAATCTACAATGGATGCTATTGTTGGTACAGAGGCCGATGTTACTAATTATACCAAGGCTGTGGCTGCTACATACAATAATTTTAAAGATGCAATTATTCATGTTATTTCTTTACAGGAGAAATTCAAATATATAAATGATTTGTTAGTTGCTACTTTTAGAGATCATCAGGTTGAAATGGATGAGCTTACCCAAGGATTAAAACATCTAAGTGCTATGGGTAAAGAATCAAACTTAGAGTTTGATGAGATGGTAGGAATTCTTGCTACACTTAATGATCATCTAATAAAATCAGGAATGGCTGGTAGAAGTGTGCAATCAGTATTAAGTAGGATATCTAGGCAAGGTAGAGAGTTTTCTGATGCTTTTGATATAGAAATAGACATGACTCAGCCTATGGATTTTATTAAAATCCTTAAAGATATTAATCTTCGTATGAGAGAAGGTAAAATGTCTGCTGAAAAAGTGGGATTGATATTTGAAAGATTAGGTCTTAGAGGAGCAAAGGCTTTTGTGATATTAGCTAGATATATTGGCGAGTTGGAATATAATATTAGTACACTTAGAAACACTTCAGAAGGCGCAGCCGAGCAGATGGCTAATATTATGACTGCTACTCCTGGTGCTGAACTTAGAAAAACTGGTCAAGCTATTGCTGAATTGACAAGGCAAATATTTGGTACATATGTGGAGTTGGCTAGAGTAAGTGCTTTTTTAACTAACGTAAGTGCAAGAGCTATACGTAAAAATAATATAGATATGGGTGAAACTGGTAATGTAATTTGGGATATGACAAGAGCTATAATTACACATGGGCTTGCTATAATTGTTCTTTCAAAACTTTTTGGTTTTCTAAGTGGTACAAAAGCATTACAGGGAGTAGTTTCAGCCTTTAAGAATTGGCGAGTTTTGCTCAAGTCGACTAATTTAATTCTCTTAACTATTACTGTTGCTATAGTAGTGTTCACCAAATATCTTTGGAGATCTAGGGACGCTATGAAAAAAGCTAGTGATACTGCAAGAGATTCATATAATGAATATGAAGTAGCATCAAATAAAGTTAAAAATTTAATTACAAAACATAGAATATTAACTGATGTTATAAAAAGATGGGGTGAACTTGATAGGTCTGAAAAGCAAAGTTTAATGTCTAGAATAGATGATCTTGTAGATCATTATGATAGAGAAGGCATTGCTCACATGAAAAGCATAGAACTTCTTGAAAAAGAAATTGAACTTATCAGAATACAAAGAAAAGAAATGGAGGCAATAGAGCGTGTAAAATTAGGTAGATATATTGAAGATCAACTTAAGGCAACTATTGGTGTCATTGAAAATGCTATGAAGGTTATGGGTAGGGCTGAATCATTTAAAGAAATGAAAGAAGCTGGTCCAAGAGGAATGTTAAGGAAAGGTGAGAAAATTGCAGGTATGCCGATTGGTTTTTATCCACAATTAATTTCTATGTGGTTAGCTGGTGCAAAACCAGAAGATGTAAAAAAAGTACAAAAAGAACTTGAGCAACAGTGGATAATATTAAATGAAAAATTGTCTAAGACAAGAAGTATATTTAAGGAAAATAGCGAAGAGGTGCGTGGATTAGAGGGAGCTATAAATCAAGTTGAGGTGGCTATTGGTACATTAGCTAGAGAAACTGGTATGAAGTTTAGAGGAATAGCTAAGAATATAAATGATGTAGAACAAGAAATTAATGATGCTACATTTAGAATAGGTGAATTTAGAAAAGAAACCGAGAATGCTCTTAAACGCATAGGTGCTTCACCTGAAGATATATTTGTAGTAAAAGTTTTTGGAAAATTAAGAGAACAAGTAGAAAAAATTAGAAAAGAAAGACCAAATGAGCTTATAAAGAATATAATTAAAGAATTTATGGAATTTAAACCTGGTGTTGAAAAAGTAATATCTAAAGGATTGGAAAGTTATCTTGGTAGGATAGCTAAAGATGCAATGTTTAAACTTGAGGAACAAATGAAAGTTTCTGAAGAGAGGATGAAGAAATATCAACCATCTGTAGTAAGAGAAGCCTCTATAGCTTTACTTACGACTGGAGGCGATATACAAAGAGTTGAAAAGAGACTTAAAAAAGTTGCTCAAGAAATATTTAAGAGATATGGATTGGAAGTAAAAATAAATAATTTAGGAAAACAGGGAGAAAAAATACTGGATCGAACTAGACAATTAATAACTAGGATAGTTAATGAAACTGCAAAAATAAGAGCCGCAGGTATGCCTGCTGGATTGCCATCTGAAATTAGCCGTTTGCGTGAAGATGCTAAAGCTAAAATTAAAACAATGAAAGATACTGTAGAAGCTCAGATAAAAATTGTTGAAGATCAAGTAGAAAAGAATTATAGGTTAAAGGCAGAAGGAGAAGTTGAAATAGAAAAATTAAGAAAACTTGTTTCTGAACGTGAAATAGCCATTACGGAAGAAACTCAGAAAAAAGTAGCTCTTGCAATAGAAAAGGGAAATACTAAATATGAACGTGCAATACGAAAGAGAACTGAAGAATTGAGAAAACTTAGTTTTCAAACAATAAAATATAAAGACACTGAAGATAAACTTGTTTTGGCTATTCTTGAAAGTCGTATTCAACAAACAAAGCATACTGAAACAATAGAAGATGCAAGAAGAGAATTAACTCGTTTATATAAAGCTTATGATCCATTAATTAAAGAAAAAGAAAGAGGTAAAGATGTTGATGAAAAACTTGTTAAAGTGTTAAAGGAAAAAATAGATTTACATAATAGAGAAATTAAAGATAATGAAAAATTTATAGAGGCTTTAAAAATAATATTGAAACTTAAAGAAGAGGAAATTATTAGAACTGGTGAAGGTGAACATACGAAAAGAATACAACGTATGAGAGAAGAAATTAACACTATAGAAGCGAGAAAACAAAAGCGTATTGAAGAATTACGTATATTGGGTAAGTATAACATTGAGGCTGAAGGTAGAACACTCAAACAACGATTTACAGGTATAGGCCAAAGTTTCTTTGCTGGTATAGCACAAGAAACTGGAACTGGTGGTGTAGCTGAAATGATGCAAGGGTTAGGTGGTACTGCGACACAGGGATGGGTGGAAGCATGGCAATCTACTATATTACCTGATGAACAGGCTATAATTAGAGTATCTGAACAGATAGGTAATTTAACAAAGCAACGTGATGAACTTTTAGCCAAAGGATTAAGTAGTCCTGAAGATGTTAGAAGGTTAAATGAAATTAATAGTGAACTTCAGAAACAAAATAATGAATTAGAAAAACTTACAGATCCAATGGAAAGAGCTAAAGAAGCTTTTAAAAGCTTCACTAAATCATTTTTAGAAGAATTGCAAAAACAAATTATAGCTTTATATGCTCTTGCTATTGCTAAAAGAATAGCTGGATTCTTTATGAGTTCTCCTAGTGCTCCAGATACTGGAGCAGGGTCAGCATATCAAGGTCAGTTTCAAGGACAATATAGTAGTGGAGAAATGAGTAATGTAGTGGCTAATGTACCTGGTCAACAAACTGGTGGTTTTATAAGAGGAATTAGGCGTGGAAGGGATAGTGTTCCTATTCTTGCACAGCCTGGAGAATATTATATTCGTAAGTCTGCTGTAGATTATTATGGTAGAGATTTATTTAGAAAATATAATAGTATGGAAGTGCCTCGTTACCAAAGTGGAGGTTATGTGCCTAGTAGGAATGAAACTATCAATGTTAGTGGTACACAGAGCAGTTCTGAACAACAAACTGGTAATAACTATTACTTTATACAAGCAAATGATGTTGATAGTTTTAGACGCTTATTAGAGGCTAATGGTGAAACTATAAATGACATATCTATGGCAGGATTATATAGAGATATAGATATGGATGGACCCATGAGCAAAACTTTAGGTGGATAATTATGGAAGTTTATACTTGGACACCAGATTATGTATATTCAGAATCGATAGCATTCTCTACACAAATTACTGGTTTCGCAAGTGGAGTAGAGCAACGTAGAAGAATACGTTCTAGAGGATTAAGAACTTTCCAGTTGAAATATAATCTTTTAGATCAAAGTGAAATTAATGAAATATGGGATTTTTTTATTGCTCGTTATGGACAATTTGAAGCTTTTAAGTTTCGTAATTATCCTAATGAATATCAAAATACACTTGAAGCTGTAGGAACTGGAGATAGTACAAATGATTCTTTTTATCTAGATAAATCTTATATAGTGGATCCTACTATTACTACTCTTAGTCCAATAGCTATAGCTCCTAAAATATATGTTAATGGTGTATTAAAAATTGAATTAACACATTATACATTAGATTATGAAGTTGGTAAAATAACTTTTACAGGTGGAAATGAACCAGGAAGTGGATTACCCATAACTGCTACATATGAATTTTATTATAAAGTAAGATTTTCTTCGGATACTATGAATAGAGAGTTATTTGAAGTGATGTTATATAGGACAGGTTTAAATTTGAAAGAGTTGTTTCCTTAACAACATATATTATAATTTCTTCCTTCCTCCGCTCTAGCTCTTAAGGTAGAGCTATTATAGCATATTTTTATGTGTAATGCAAAAATGTTTTTGTTATTGTTAAGGCTAGATGATAACTTCACTTGGAAGATAAATTGTTGTACTTATTAAAAAAATATTTAAAAATAATTTAATTAGATATAAGATGGGTTGGTTTTAATGTATGAAATAAATGATGCATATAGAGAACAGATATCAAAAGAAGAGAATACGCCTATTACTCTTTTGAGAGTTAATACTGGTTATTATTGGGATAATATAGATAGTATAGAAACTGATGATTGGGTTTCTAGTGGAGATTATGCTGTTTCTTCCCAGACTACTAGATATAAGTCTTATAATAATTCATATAAGATAATTTTGGATACAGTTGTAGCTGATCGGTATGGTCAAGTTAGTAAAGATTTTGTTTTTAGTGATAAACAGGGATTAAGAGTGTGGTATTATGTAGAGTGGGGTTTAGGTAGTTGGGTTATGGATCCAAATAATTATGGATGTCTTTATGTTCAATTAATTGTTGATGGTATTGTAAAGGTCGAAAAAGATATTGCAAATTGTCAAAATCGTTGGGATCATTTAGAACTTATTGAAGATTTAGATGGTACTAAAACTGTAGTTTTGAAGTTTGTTTCTAAAAATACTCGTTTAGTGTCTGGTGTTGATGTTCCAGTAGTGTATTTTGATAATCTTGATCAATATATACAAGATGCTCCTCTTTATATAACAACATTTGATCAAGATGTGTCTTGGTATATTCCAGGAACAAGTACTCCTCAGATTTATACAACATTTCCTATTAGAGTTGATGATATGAAGTCTCAATTGACTGGTGAGGTTGAAGGTGTTACTATTACTCTTGGAAATGCTAGTTTAGAAATTATATCATTATTACTTTCTAATGATGCTTTATATGGTGAGGAGGTTACTATTGTTAAAACTTTTTGGGAGTGTAGAGTTGGAGGTCCTGAGGAAAGTTATACAGCTTATCAATTGGATTTATTTGAAATTGATTCTCCTGCTGCTGATGAGGGGAAGGGTGTTGTATCGTTTGTATTGAAGTCTAAGTTTGCTGTTAATAAAGTATCTATACCATTAGAGCCATTTGATAGAGATTTTTGTAGACATACTTATAAAGATCCTGTGACTTGTCAATATGCTGGTGCTCTTGCTGATTGTGATCAAACTAAAGGAGGTCCTAATGGTTGTCAAGTACATGATAATGTGATAAATTTTGGTGCATGTCCTGGAATACCTTCTGGAAGAGTTATGGTGGGATAATATGGTTTCTATTGAAGATAGAGAAAAGATAAGACATGTTAGGAATCTTATTGGATTAAATTATAAGTTTCTGGGAAGAATTAATGATATTCCTGAATCTAGGTCTGAAGTGGTAAGACTAAATAGAGAGGGGTTTGGTATAGATTGTTATGGCACACTACTAGTCGTATATAGATTTCTTGGTTTTAATATCAAGGATTATTTTTATAAGCATAATTGGTATAGAAGAAATAGTGAGAATGGTTTGTTTGATAAAAGTTATGATAATAATTTCATAAAGGTAAAAGATTTGCAAGTTTGGGATTCAATTACTTTTAAAATAAAAAGTATAGTTCCTAATCATATTGGTATATATCTTGGCGAAGGTGAGTTTATACATTGTTTGGATAACTCTTCTGTTTGTGTTAGTAGAATTGCTGGTTTTTGGCATAAATTGAAATGTGATTTTTATAGGATAAAAGATGAATGTAGGAGTTAATTTATGTCTGTAAATTTTGAATATTTACCTGTAGTTCTTGAAGATAAAAAAGTTACTGCTTTGCTCAAACCGACAATGTTGCTTGAAGTTATTGAACAATTTACTGAGCAGTTTCCTGAGTATGAGGGGATACTTAGGCAAACTGTTCAGATATTTGTTAACGGTGAGCTTATTGCTCCTGAGCGTTGGCATTTATGTATGTTGAATACTGGTGATAGAGTTCTTGTAGTACCAATTATTGGATGTGGTGGTGGTGGAGTTGTTCAGATTGTTATAGGGGCTGTTCTAATAGCTGTTGGGGTATTAATTCCTGCTGATCCAGGAACAAAGGCATATTTAATTAAAACTGGTCTTATAATGATGGGTGCTTCTATGGTTATTAGTGGTGGAATGCAGCTATTATGGCCTATGAAGCTTCCTTCAATACCTAATATATCTGGAAGCTATGCTTCAGAAGATCCTGTTTATCGTTGGGATGGTAGACAAATTCAGTTTGGTGTTGGTAATAGAATTCCAATAATTTATGGTAAGACCTATGCTGCTCCTCAATGTATAATGCAATATATTGATACTTCTGATGATGGTAAAAAGAATTATATAAATCTATTGCTTTGTTTGGGTTATGGGGAGATAGATGGAATATGTATGGAAAATGGTGATCCAGATATTTTAATAAATGGTCAACCATTTTCTAATTATGAAAATATAACATGGGATTGGAGACCAGGAACGTGGGCTCAAACTGCTATGGAAGGATTTAGAGATGTTAGAGTATATTATTCAAGTTCTGCTAAAGTTACAACTAATTTAGATAAAGTATATACTACTTATGCTGATGATGTTGAAGAGTTTTGGGTACATCTACAATGTCCTTCTTTATATAAAGTAGATGGGGCTAATGTTATTGAAAATAGAGTTGAATTTCATATCTATTATGCTAGAAGAATTAGTACTAGTCCTGATATATATGAGAGTTATATAAGTTTAGGAGGGTTTGATATTACTGGTAATTCAAAAGCTGCTTTAAATAAGATTGTTAAAAATGCTTCTAATCTTACAGCAGGTAAATATAGAATAAAGGTTTCTAGAATTTCTGCTGATTATGAAGATGACTTTGAGAATTTTTCAGATTTATATGTTGTTGGATTTACTGAAACTGAATATGATGAAATAGCATATCGTGGTTTAGCTTTACTTGGGGTTAAAGCTTTGGCAACTGAGCAGTTAAGTGGAGCAACACCGAATGTTATACCTAAAGTAAGAGGAATTAAAGTAAAAGTTCCTAAGTTAACATATGTTGGAGATGTTGTTAACTATAATAATTGTTATTGGGATGATGATGCTGGTGTATATAAGAAACTTTCTGATGATTCCATTGTAGTTGATACTGGTGTATATACTGGAGATACTGAAAAACAATGGGTACAAGATCCTATATGGCAAGCTAATGATTTAAGTGTAAGTACTGCGTATGGTCTTGGAAAGTATACTAATAATGCTGATGCTGATCTTGATCAATTAAAACTAGAATCAAGATATGGAAGACGATTGGTTGATGATGGTGAAGGAAATCAAGAAATACAATTTCAATGTGATATACAACTTTCTAGACCTCTTAGTGGTAGAGATGCGGTTGCTGAAATATTGAAAACATGTAGAGGATGGGCTTTTTGGGTAGAGGATAAGATTAAAATGCTTATAGATAGACCGCAAGATCCTGCATATGTTTTTAATGAAGGTAATATAAAAGAAGGTTCTTTGAAGATTAATTTTATACCTAATAGCAGTATACCCAATGTACTTGATGTTGAATGGGATAATCTTGATGATAATGCTAGTTTAAATAGATTTAGACTTGTTGATCAGGAGGAGAGAAAAAAGAACAAACCTTTTAAGCCATCTCAATTAGAATTACATGGTGTTATAAGACGTGGTCAAGCAATAAGAGATGGGTGGTTTAATCTTAATTGTACTAGGAATAGAGGTAAGATATTACAATTTGATTCTGCTATAAATGCTGTACATTGTACTCCTGGTGCTATTGTAACTGTACAGAATGATATGGCAGGATGGGGTGATGGTGGCAGGGTAGTTCGTGGAACTTCTGATAGTATAACTCTTGATATTAATATCACTATAGAAGCTAATAAAACATATCGTGTTGGATATATATTATCAACTGGTGTTATAGAAAAGAAGACTGTAACTAATTCTGCTGGAACACATAATACTTTGACTATAGATGGTGCTTGGAGCGAAGTTCCTGCTAGATATGGAATATGGATATTTGGTGAGAGAGATGCTGAAGGTAAAGATTTTAGAGTAACAACAATTACTCGTAAGAACATCGGTGAAGTTACTCTAAGTGTGTTAGAGTATAATAGAACCGTGTATGGACACTATAGTTCTATTGGTAGAGCTGAAGTAATTAGTACTCTTCCTACAAGACATGGTATGGCAGGTGATGTTGAAAGTTTGCAATTGACTGCTTTGATGATTCAAGTTGGATTTACAATATCTTTTAATATTCCTAAGAATGATTTTTCTTTTTATGATGCTTTCGTTGAGATTAGCCCAGATGGTGTTTATTATAGACATATATATACAGCTAGTGGTGATGCTAGTTTTGATATTATACAAGATGTTGAGCCATATGGTACTTATTATGTAAGAGTTTATAGTCGTAATAGAGATGGATTAAAGTCTCTTGTTCCTGTAGAGACTTCAATAACTTTAGATAATTTGAATATTCAACCATTTGTTCCTACGAAATTAGAAATAAAAGGGCAAGGTAATGATACTGTTTTTAATAGTAGGAATTGTGAATTTGAATGGACTGAGACTACGCCTCTTGGAGGGGAATTGTTTGAATTTGGAGGCGGTAGATTAGGATATGGTGTTGTTGGTTCTACAACACAATCTTATGAAATTGCTATATTGGTTAATGGGGTTGAAATTGGTGATAGGAGATATACAGAGAATACATTTTTTATTTATACCTTAGAACAGAATATTGCTGATAATGGTGGTACTTCTGCTTCGAGTTTTGAGATTAGAGTTTGGTCTATAGATAGGTTTGGTAATAGGTCTGCTGCATATGCGAAGCTTGGTGTTAGTAATGGAGTTCCAACTTTGATTGGATTAGCTGCTGTTGCTGAAGAGGATGCTGTTAGATTTAATTGGGATAAGAATGAAGATACAGATTTGTTAGGGTATAAATATAGATTGCAAATACATGAATATTAGTATATAAATAGTATGGAATAGGATATTGTTATGCCTGGAAATATCTTTAGTGCTGATTCTACTTCTGATTTAATTTATAAACACTCAGGTTTCACTGATACTATATTAGATAGTTTTAGTAGTCCTAGTACTATTCCAATAGGACTTACTTGGGATGGTACTAATTTATATAGTAATGATTCTACTTCTGATTTAATTTATAAACACTCAGGTTTCACTGATACAATATTAGATAGTTTTAGTAGTCCTAGTACTAGTCCTAGAGATCTTGCTTGGGATGGTGCTAATATATGTAGTGTTGATGGTAATACTAATAAAATCTATCAACACTCTGGTTTCACTGATACAATTCTAGATAGTTTTAGTAGTCCTGACTATTCCCCTTCTGGTTTAACTTGGGATGGCAGTAATTTACTCAGTGCTGATTACTCCATTCCTGATTTAATATTTAAACACTCTGGTTTCACTGATACAATTCTAGATAGTTTCAATAGTCCTGGCGGGATGACTGAAGGTCTTGCTTGGGATGGTGCTAATATATATAATAGTGATAATTGGTTATCTAATAATAAAATCTATCAACACGATGGCTTTACTAATACAATTCTAAACAGTTTTAATAGTCCTAGTAACAGTCCTAGAGGACTTACTTGGGAAGAAATAAGTTCAAGTTCTTCTTCAAGTGAGAGTTCTTCTTCAAGTTCTAAGAGTAGTTCAAGTTCTTCAAGTGAGAGTTCTTCTTCAAGCTCTGAGAGTTCTTCTTCAAGTGAGAGTTCTTCTTCAAGCTCTGAGAGTTCTTCTTCAAGCTCTGAGAGTTCTTCTTCAAGTGAGAGTTCTTCTTCAAGCTCTGAGAGTTCTTCTTCAAGCTCTGAGAGTTCTTCTTCAAGTGAGAGTAGCTCTTCTAGTAGTGGAAGCTCTTCTTCAAGCTCTAAGAGTTCTTCTTCAAGTGAGAGTTCTTCTTCAAGTGAAAGTTCAAGTTCTTCAAGTGAAAGTTCTTCTTCAAGTAGTGAAAGTTCTTCTTCAAGTGAAAGTTCTTCTTCTAGTTCTGAGAGTTCTAGTTCTTCTTCTAGTAGTGAAAGCTCTAGTAGTAGTTCTGCTGGATGGACTGATTGGGTTACTATAGAAAATAATTCTATAATAAGGAAATTAGATACTGCTGAAATTGCAAAACAAGGTGCTGGTCAGGCAAACATTAATATAGAAGTGAAAGCAGTTGATATGTATGGTAATGAATCAAGTGTTATTAAAGTAGGTTCAGATTGTCTTAATTATAAGGCCGGATATAATGTTAGTCCTACAGAGGGGGTGGGTCATTTTCAGTACATTCAAGAAGCCTTAAATGCTATACCTCCTGGAGGAGGTAAATTAACTCTTAAAGAAGGTATATATGATTTGTCTCGTGAAACTGGTATAGCAAATTACAATAATGGAATTGTTATTCCAGATAGAAATATTGATATTGAAGGAGTTAATAGGGATTCTGTTATTATTAAAAATAATCCTGGAGATCATGGATTTATATTGCCTAATTTAACTAAAACTTTTAAATTTTCAAATTTTGCTATTGATAGTCAAAATATATCTTCCTATACAAATATGATATATATTTATGGAAGTGTAGCTTCAAATAATACTAGTAATGTAAGAACAAGCTCTATGAAATATTCTTTGGCTGATAATGGAGATTTAAGTGCGCCGGATGGAGATTGTGGAATAAGAGCAGATAAAGGCGATGGAAGAATAGTGGCATATGATTGTGAGCTTGAGAATGGCTTATATGGAGCTCATATATATGATTATCCTTATGTTTTGTTTACTCAGACTGAGTTGTCAGGACAGTTATATGCTTCTTTATATACAGATTTGTCAGCTGAATTGCATTTTATAAGTAATCGAATATATGATTTTCAGACTTTTGGAATTCTTTTTATGGGCTTTAATATTATTAGAGATTGTGAATTGCATAACAATGTTATTAAGAGTAAGAATCATAGTACAGATGTTAGTACTACTGCTGTAAACATAGAAGCCCAATCTGTTAGCTTTCTTAATAATATTATTCAAATTATAAATACAATGTCAAGTGGAGTGCAAAAAGGAGTGTTAATGCGAGTAGTTGATTCTATAGTTTCGAATAATATTATTAAGTTAGATGTTGATTCTAGTGATGAGTTATATGGATTATATGTAAATGATTTAATAGATAGTCAAGTTTGTAACAATACTGTAAAAGTAGATGGAAGTAATAATACTAGTAACCATTACGGTATGCGCTTACAGGATTCAGATCGTAATGTGCTACAAGGTAACAATATAGATTTGGTAAGTAATAATGTTAAGGATATTGGTGTTTATCTTAGTACTAATTCTGATAATAATCAAGGTGGAGATAATATTACTCATAATGTTGGAACCTCTATAGATGATAATGGTATTGGAAATGTTGTGACAGCGAAGGATGTGTAATGAACTGTGCAATATATCAACATGATTCTGATAAGATAGAACATTTTGTTTTGAATTGTGTGAAGCAAGGCAATGATTTTATTGGTTCAAATTGTAAAAAATATGGAATCAAACCTACTCATTGGTCTGTTAAATGGACTGATGATGTGGCAAATCCTATTTTTGATGAAGAGAATCAAATTGGATGGGATAAAAAAGTATCTGAACTAAATGGAATTGATGATTCTATAGATATAATTAAAACAACAATAGATGATGTTCAAGAAGCTGTAATGATTCGTAGGCAATTATCTACTACGACTTATAAAGAGATTGATCAATATGTAGAAAGTAATATAATTGATTTACCATCTGCTAAGATGTATATTAAAAAGTTATCTAAAGTAGTTTTGGCTATAATTAAAATGATGGATAAATAAAAAAATTAGAGGTGTATTATGTCTCAATATGGACCTGGAACATTATTAACAGTAGATACTACACAAGGAGAAACTTTATTAACTTTTAGTAGTGAGTGTTTATTACTTACTGAAGTCAATAGAGGTGATTGGTTTACTATTGATGATGATACTTCACCTACTTTTGAATTACAAGCTCCACTTACTAATATAACAGCACATTTGACTGCTGCGTGGAGTGGTAACAGCGAATCTGGAGCTAGTTTTGTTATAAGTAGGGATTTCACCTCACGTAAAAATTATCCTATATTTAGACAGGGCGATAAGCGTGTTGCAAAGAATCTTGCTAGACTTGTTAGTGCCATTGATGATGATATGTCTACTGTTGGAACTGTAAGTGCTGATACAACTACTAATAATGTGTCTAATTATGATTTAGTCTATTATTCTGCTGCTAATAATGTAGTTGATGAAGCTGATGCTACTGATTTAACAAAACCAGCAATAGCTGTTGTTTCTAGATCTGGTTTTGTTAAGCAAGCAGGTCAGGCTACTATTAATATAGAAAGTGGTATTGCAATATCTAGATTGGATAAATTGTATCTTTCTACATCTGCTGGTAAAATAACTAATATATGTCCAACTGGAGGAGCTAATAGAAAACAACTTGTTGGGATAGCTGTGGAAGATGGCAGTGTTGTTGGAGGTACTGTAGGGGCTGTTTTATTGATAGATTGTGGAAAGTTTACTTCTCCTAATAAGTTAGAAGCTATAACTACACATGATCAATCTGGTGAAAGTTCTGTTACGGTTCTTACAATAGGAATACCTACTGTTGGTTCGTTTATAAATGGTATGGTAAAAATTGGTACTAAAAATAAGGTCAACCCCGTATATGCTTTATGTAGAAATTATTCTATTCATATTTATAAAGAGAATAGTACTACTTTTCAATGTCAATTTGATGGGCTTGGTACTGAGTGCCAAGGAAGTGGAGGTAATGCTGTTGATAGTATATCTATTGATGATACTAGCTCAGATGATTATGTATATATTAAGGCTGTTCCTTCTGATACAACTGCTGGAATTGAAGGATATGTGTCTTTTAATGGTAGTTCTAACAAAGCTGATATAACAATATCTTAGGAGGTGAGGAAATGATTAGTAAAATTGCTGATATTTTTGATTTGGTTACTGTTGCTCCTGGTGGTGATACTACTTCTGTTGCTATAAATATAACTAATGTGTCTCCAGATGCTAAATTTTATTTTGATCTAGATATAAATCATAATGGTACTGGAGCGTTATCTTTTTTAATTGGAGATACTGAAGATGGTAGTTTTTATGAGCCAGCAAGCAATAGTATTGCTGCTGGTCATACAAAGACTACTAATACTAGTGGTAGAGATAGGTATACTATTGCAATGGAGGGTACTCTTTGGATTATATTTAAACTTGAAGAGACTGGAGGAGCGAGTGATATAATTGCTTCTGGTGATTTTTATGTTAATGATAAGGTCTAGGCTTACTAGGAGGTGTTTATGGATTTTCTTCTTGAAATTTTTTATATAATTATTGGACTTGGAGCACTTTTGGGAAGTGCTATTGGAGGTTATAAGGCTAAATCTATTAGAAAAAATAGTAGTTGTAATCCTGGCGGTGTTGTTTTTAAAAGGCCACAATTAATGAGTGCAGAGACAAAGGGGGAGGTTGATAAATTAGATGCTAAGATAGATAAAGAGGTGCAGAAAGTTACTATGTGTGGTGAAATACACAAAAGGGTAGATGAAAATTTGATAGATATAAAGGGGGATATTGGTAAAGTTAAGGATGAACTTGTTATTTTAAGAGATGTTGTTGTAGATTCGAATGGTAAAATTGTTAGTGAAGTAGCTGACGCTGTGGTGAAGGCAATAAAGAAGAGGTAATAGAGTTATATATAATAGGGGTTACTATGAAAAATGGTAAGAGAAACCCCATTGAGCATTATCTTAATCCTCTACATATTAAATGTAGGTTGGTTGAATTGGGTATTAGTAAAAGAATTGTTAATAAAACTATAGATGTGTATGAGCATATTGTTAGAAGGTGGTTATATTATAAGTTGTACAGAAAAGAGAGGAGAAAGGAAGATGGCAGATGAGATTAGAGAAAGGCTTTTAAAAGAGTATGAAGATATAAAGAAAGTAAAAGGTATTTATGGGCATGGTAGAGTAAGTGCTGCTATAGTAGGGCTTAAATTTGAAGATGGACATACTCATTGGCATTATCCTGATGAAGAGTCTGCTCTTCATATGTTTAAAGTAGCTATGGAGCATAAAGGTATAGTATCTAGTAACAATTCTCGAAATCATGTTAATACTTCTTCTGATAAAATATATAAGCATGATAATTTTATTAAAGCCCCTATAGTTAAAAATGTAGAGTCTGCTGGTGAAAAAAGAAAGATAGTTTTTAAACATAGTAGAGCGTTAGGCGATGCTCTTATGTTTACTAGTGGGATTAGAGATTTTAAGTTACTTTTTCCTGAAATTGACATAAATGTTGAAAGTAATTTTCCTGCTTTATGGGAAAATAATCCTTATTTAGATAGGTCTATAAAAAAAGATGATAATGGTGTTGAGTTTTATAGAGTAGGATATCCTCTTATAAACAGTGCTAATAATGCTATATTGAGTTTTCATATAGCATTTCTTTTTGACATGATAGCTATAGTTCATCATAATAGACCATTGCCGATAGATATTGGAGAG